CACTTGTTTTCAAGGTGCAGACTTTGACCAACAGTTTGCTGTAACTCAGGGCGGTACAGCGTTGAACTGGACAGGCTATACAGCTCGTATGCAGGTTCGTGAAGCAGCCGATGCGACAGCGACACTACTTGATTTGAACACTAACGGTTCAGGTATCACTTTGGGTGGCACTGCAGGGACTATCACTGTTGTTGTTACTTCAACACAGTCAGCTGCTATCCCTTCAGGTAGTTTCGCCTATGACCTTGAACTTGTTTCTTCAGGTGCACAAGTAACAAGACTTTTGCAGGGTTCTTTCAATGTTGTAGGGAATGTGACTAGATGAGCAACACAAACATAACAACAACTACTGAAACAACTACTGTCGTTGTTGAAGAAAACATTGTCCGTATTGAACTAAACAACATTGGTGTTCAGGGTGTACCTGGGGCGAATAATGATCCTGTTTATGTGACTGTTCGCAACGCTACAGGAAGCCTAATCACTAAGGGAAGTATCGTTTATGTTTCAGGTGGTAATGGTACGCATACACAGGTAACTAAGGCTTTGGCTACTTCTGATGCTACTTCTGCACGTGTCCTAGGTTGGTTGGCTGACGATATTGCTAACAACGCTGACGGTCTTTGCATGGTTGAAGGCTACCTTGATGGCGTTGATACTCAGGGCGTTACTGAAGGTGCTCAACTGTATCTGTCAGGCACGACTGCAGGTGCTTATCAGGTGACTAAGCCTGTAGCCCCAATACATCTGGTTTATGTGGGTGTCGCTGTCAAGGCTTCTGCAGGTAATGGCAGGGTGTATGTCAAGGTTCAAAACGGTTATGAGTTGAATGAGCTGCACGATGTTTTGATTACTGCACCTACAAACAATCAGGTTTTAGCATACGACTCTGCAACTTCGCTTTGGAAGAACGCAACAAACGCCCCTGACGGAGTGACATCTATAACTGCAGTATCGCCTTTAACAGGTGGGACTATCACTTCAACAGGGAGCATTGGTTTAGATCAGACTGCTCTAAGCATCACTAAATCTCAGGTGTCAGATTTCACTTCAGGCACAGTAACTTCTGCTTCAACTGCTCAACAAGCAGGGACTGCTGTTTATGCTGTCAACTCTGGAACTGCTGTTTACGCTACTACTTCGGGAACTGCTGTCTATTCTGCTAACTCAGGTACAGCTGTAACAATCTCAGGCTCAATCACTAAGTCACAAGTTTCAGACTTTACTTCAGGCACAGTAGCACAAGCCGATAACGCTACAACTTCAGGCACATCAGTTTATGCAACAAACTCTGGTACAGCAGTTTATGCAGACACTTCTGGAACTGCAACTTATGCGACAAATGCAGGTACAGCAGTATTCGCTACAACATCAGGAACTGCTACTTATGCAACCGATGCAGGTACAGCAGTATTTGCGACTAACGCTTCTACAGCTGTGAGCGTGTCAGGTTCAGCAATCACACAATCACAAGTAGTCAACCTAGTAAGCGATCTAGCGAACAGGGCAGTCCTAAACGGTGCAAACGCTTTTACTGTCGGTGCTCAAACAATCAACACAGGTGCAGTAGGTAACAAAGGCCTAGTTGTCAAAGGTGCTTTAGGTCAAACAGCAAACCTTTTAGAAATACAAGATTCAACAGGTGGCACAGCATTACTAATAAACTCTGCAAACTCTTTGTTGTGGGGTCAAACAGGTTCATTACTATCTGGAACTAATGGGCGTATTTTAGCCATCACAAACTCAACTGCAATAGTTCCCCTAACTGTTCAAGGTGCTTCAGGGCAATCAGCTTCAGTTCTTGCTTTACAAAATAGTTCTGGTTCTATTACTGCAAACTTTACTGCCCCTGTAAACAACGTAAACCGTCTGAACCTTGGTGGAACAGATCTATCTGCAACGCTTGGTATTACTGTTCACGCTTCGGGTGGTGTAGGTCAAGTTATTCGTGGTGCTGCGAGTCAATCGGCTAACTTACAAGAATGGCAGAATAGCGGCGGAACCGTTTTAAGTCTTTTATCATCGGGTGGCAGATTAGGTGCAACAACAGTAACAACTCTTGGTAACAGAATTATTGCAAGCGAAGCTCAATCTGGTGGAACTATAAGATTTACTAAATCAACTGCTGCTCAAACTAATCCTGGTGCAGACCTAGCATCTCTTTACTTCCGTGATGGCACTAACGCTGGTACGCTGAAACTTGTTGTCAGGGCTGGTGCTGCAGGTGCTGAAACAACTATCCTAGATAACATCCCACAATAAGGAAATCAAATGTCATTTAACGTATCTCCAGAAGTAAAGGCACAGCTACTACAAGAACGTATCACAGCGTTGAATCTTGAAGGCTACCAGAATGAACTAAACCTGAAGTCTGCTGAAGCTTTAGGTAATCAAGAAGTTATAGATCAGGCACAGGCTAACATCGCTGTTATTCAGTCTGCTATTGCAGTGCATGAAGCAGAGCTCGCTGATTTAGCGTAACAACTGTTTTGATAAACTTGCTTTTATGAGTAAGTATGTTGAACCTTTTAGCCCGAAACTTCGTAACGATGAGTTCGGCAATCTAGCACCTTATAGGAACGGTCGCCCACACAGGGGGCAAGACTGGAGTCCGAAAGAACTTAGTCCTATTAAGGCAAGTGCTTCAGGCACAGTGTTTGCTTCAGAGTGGTCTGATGTCTTGGGTTGGTATGTTACTTATTCTGCAGTGCTAACAGACAATAAGGGTAAAGTGCATAACGTGTTTATTCAGGATGCTCACCTGGCAAAACAATCAGATCTAGTCAAGGGTGACAAAGTCGTTGCAGGGGAAACCATTATCGGCAAAGTTGGTGGGGGCAAATACAAGTCAGGTTCAGCTTCAACAGGTGCTCACCTACATCAAACAATCGGTAAGGCTAACAAGTCATGGTCAAATCCTGACGTGCATTTGGCAGCCTACAAAGATTTACTCAACCCACTAAGTTTCGTATAAAGGAAATCATGAAGAACACAATTCAGACACGTATCAAAGCTGTAGCAGACGTACTTGCAATCCTTGCATGGCGTGGATTTGGGATTTTCTTATTCATTCTGGGTGGGAGTGCTGGTGTGGGTGCAGCGTTGACAGGTAACTGGCTTGATGGTGTGATTATTGCTTGGGGAACACTCATGATCGGTGTAATCGGGGCTATCGGGTATGCGATTGCTACTACTGGCACAGTCACTAAGGCTGATGTCGCTAAAGCAAGCAACGATGCTATCCAAAAAGCCGAAAATCAGGCTAAACAGGTCAAAGACACTAAGTAGCGTACAGATACACGCTTTTAGGCTGTAAAACGCTTGTAGAGGCATTCTAGGGCTTATTTGACCCTAATCTTGCTCGTAACGTCTAATCTTTTTACGCTGGTCAGGTGTTGTAGCACCCCAAATACCGTATTCTTCAAACATCCCCACTTTTAGGCATTTATCCATTACAGGGCATCGCATACAAATCTCACGTGCAGTTTCTATTGTTTCGTTTCTTATTCGGGGATGCGTGTTTGGGGCAAAGTCTTCAGGGAAGAAAATCTCTGGCACTTGCTCACACTCCACCCCACCTAAATCTGTTATAGCTTCATGCAGATCTAAAGTTATACGATTTAGAAACAGTTTGTCAGTGGTCATACATAAACTTTAGGTATGAGTAAAGACAAAATACATGAAATCCTTGAAACTGCTATCAGTTTAGGTACACACGCAAATCAATCTCCAGAGTGGTATGCATTACGCAATCAGCCAGGAGTTATCTCAGGCAGCGAAATCGGCACTATTCTTGGGCTGTCACCTTGGGTAAGTGCAATCACTTTGTGGGCAGAGAAGACAGGCAAACTTGAACGCTCTGTTACTCCTAATACTGCGATGCGTTTAGGGACACTTGTTGAACCTGCTATACGTCAGCTGTACATGGAATCACATCCTGAGCATACTGTTGTTGAAGTAGGGACATACGCTGCAAAGGATGCTGAGTGGATGCACGCTAACCCTGATGCGATCTGTTTAGACGAAAACGATAACGGCTACATCCTTGAAATCAAACACACAGCAACCTATTGGGATGCTATTCCTGAAAACTATAAGGCTCAAGTGTATTGGTATATGCATGTATTTGGTTTGCGTAAAGCAGTGTTTGCTGTAGTCAATGCAGGCCGATACAAAGAATATGAACTGCTTTGGGATGACTTTGAGTTTGATGCAATCCTGCAACAAGTAAACAAGTTTAGAACCTATGTTTTAGACAACATTCAACCTGACTGGGATGGAAGTGAGTCAACCTATGAAACTGTTAGACAGCTTGCACCTGGCATTGAAGCACGTGACGAAGAACTAGGGCAGTTAGGTATTGAACTAATCAACGCACAAACAGACTTTGATGCAGCTGAAACACATCTAAGAGAAATGAAGTCACGTGTTATCGGAGCGTTGAACGGTGCAAAGAACGGAACTGTAGACGGTCAAGTTGTGGCAACACTATCTCAAAGAGCAGGGAACGCCCCTTATCTAACAATCAAGAAAGCAAAAGCATGAAAATAAGTGATCTAAAAGGACTAACAGTAGGCAACAACATCGCCATAGTTATTCGCAACGACAAACTCAAAAGCACATCTGTTTCAGGTGTCTTATCAGGTATTCAAGTCCTAGACTCAGGCAGCGTAGGCGTAACACTTTATGGTTTGCCACAATGGATTTGGTTAGAAAAGAACATGACTGTAACTTGGAGCGATAACTAATGGCACACTTCAACCTATCCGAGTATCAAACTGTTCAAGAGCGTATAGATCTCTTCTGGCAAAAGTGGGGCAGTGGCAGAATCAATCTTGAGTTAGTAACTTTTACACCTGAGCAGGTTGTGTTCAAGGCAGAAGTGTATTTGCATAAAGATGACCTTTATCCTGCAACGGTTGACTTCGCTGAAGAACGCCTAGGGTCTTCGCCTGTAAACAAAACATCTTTTGTTGAGAACTGTGCAACGTCAGCTGTAGGTAGAGCAATCTCTATGCTAGGTGGCGAGTTTAGTCCTAAAGGGAAACGGCCTTCAGCAAGTGAAATGAGCAAAGTAGCCAGGCTAAGCACTCCTGAAGTAGCTCGTAACTGGCAGGCTGCACTAGATAACATCAACGACATTGAAGGCTTACGATCGCTATACAACGAAGCGAAACAAGGTAAAGCCCCTACTGCTATTCTGGAAGCAATCAAGGGTAAGGCCGATGGAATCACTGGAGCTGCTTCAAGCAATTAGCGTACTCTCTGCACACATCAGAGAGTTAGGTGAACTTGTCGTTTCCCTTACAGATGACCCTGTTCTTCGGGGCAAGACCCTTGTCAGGCTAAATGAGCAAACTATTAGGCTCAACACGCTGATAAGTTACATGGATTAGGTGTTTTCTTTGTAGTTGTGGTTAGATGTCTTCATGACTCGGACACAATACGACGTAGAAAATGAGATTGTTTACTGCCCACGCTGCGGCATAACCACAGACAAAGAGCAAGTTTACAAACGTAAAATACGCAACGCAGTCAACCCAACTTGGTGTCGTGACTGTCGTGATGATCGCACAGACATTAGACGTGACTACAAGTGGAATCACCCTGTATTAGGCCGTATCAGTTGTTGGCTGTGGATTTATGAGCTAAACGATGACTGGTTGCCTATTGATGAGCAAGGAAACTTGTTTCGCCCAGGGGAAAGACTTTGTGGCTTAAAGGACTGTGTTAGACAGACACACATCATTGAAACAGATGCTAAGGTTTCAGATAAGATAAAAGTGGAGTCAGCCCTAGCAAAAGAACTGACCCCACATAACCGATAAATCACCTATCGGCATATTCATTCTAGCAGTGAGTAGCCGAAGAAAGGCTACACATTGAATAAAGAGTTTCAGACTAGACAAGCCGAAATTTATGAGCTTGAAGCACTCCAGAAGCAGGCGAGAAAAGCCAAAGACTGGGATTTAGAAAATCAACTATACGGCTACCATGCTGAACTAAAACAATGGCAACAACAGGTCATTATCAATGAATGGAAGTTTGTTGTTCTTGAATGGTTTGCAACTGAAAGTGCAGCCGAAAGACTGAACACTGTCTTGACCTATGGGATTGTTGGCTTTGCACAGGATAAACAGGCTAGGAACAAGTTTGTTACCCAGAAACATGATTTACGAACACCAATCACAAAAGCAAAAGAACTACGCTTCTGGACTTATTGGCGTGATAATGCTCAATGTGCTTACTGTGACAAAAGCCTAGATAAATCTAATAGTCAGATAGATCATGTCATTCCTGTTTCGGCTTGGCCTGCAGAGTTTATGTTCTTGGCTGAAGACATCTCAAATCTTGTAGCTTCCTGTAAATCTTGCAACCTAAAGAAACTTAATTTTCTGCAGTTGCCAGATAAAGCAGTTCAACACGTTGAGATTGATACTTGCCTGCCAAAGCAAAACAGTTTAGATGAGCCATGTCCAAACGCTAGTCAAGAAGATTGCGATACCTGTGGACTTGCTTCTATTCAAGTAATGTGTAACGTTCATGGGCAGGTTCAAATGCAGCTGTGCAAGTTGACAGCCATGAAGAAGTATTTAGGACACAACTAATGGGCTACAACGAAATGGATAAGGTTTGGGATAACTCTCAAGCCAGCAAGACAGACAAGCTAGTTCTATTGGCGATTGCTAGAAGGTATAAGCCTGGAGTGGGTGCATGGCCTAGCCAAGACTACCTATCCAAGATTTGCGGTGTTGATAAGAGATCCATAAGAAACAGCATTACACGCCTTGAAGCGTTAGATGAGTTGAAATGGGTTAGGGGAAGCAATCTCTCGAAGAAGGCTAATTTGTATTGGATTACCTGTATAGAAACGACAAAAACTTCCGCTATCTCAGTTACAGAAACTTCCGCTATATCTGCAAAAACTTCCGTTGAAAACGACAAAAACTTCCGCCTATTAAATAAACAAATAAATAAAGTAAATAACAAAGCGTTTTTTGATTTTTTAGGGAATTTCCCAAACATGACTGTTGATGAAGCCAAGGTCTATCGTGCCTGGACAAAAGCACTCCTAAAAGACGCTAGCGAAGATTTACTTGTTACTGCTTCGCAGGCTAATAGGGAAATGCTTGAACCTGATGCTTGGTTGAACTTTGAAAAGTGGCGGAGCTATAAACCTGAGATTGATGAGATCGCAATGCTAAG